ACGGCGGGAGTGAATCCCGCCTGCTTGCGGCCGTCGGCCGGGCTCCTGACGTCGCCCGGGGCCCCAGAGCGTTGATAAGAAGCTGAAAGAAACAGGGGGGCGCGGGGGGAATTATTTCCCCCGTGATGCGCGGCGCGATAATCGGCAGCGAAAAATTGAGATATTTACCGCACACGAGAGTTGCAATATGTGCAACAGCGTTGCATATTTTTTTTATGTGCTGCCGACCGCCGGCGGCTAGAGATTGAGACAAAACGAAAGAAAGCGCGGCTGCATGAGCAAGCTGCGCTTTCTTTTTGCCGACCTGTCGGCGCGTGTCGGGCGTTGCTTATATATTAAAGGATAAGGGGCGGCTCTTTCTGCGTCATACGCACATGTTTCACGCGGTCACGCTCTTCTGCGCGCTTGGCGTTGTTGAACCTGTCCAGACCTCCCACCAAATAGCCTGTTATGCGGCGGATGCGCTGAAACGAGACGCCGTGCCCTATGGTTTTGTCCATGTGTCACCTCAGTTCGGGCGGAAGCTGCCGGCCATCGCGTTCATTGTTGTACGAGCTCAAACAATGATCCTTCTGCCAGAAGAACATGGCATTGATGACCTTTTTTGGCCAGCTCCTTACGCCGTCGTTATCCCAGCGCCATGCCCGAGAGGACAGCGTTTCATCCGGCCAGCCCGCAAGCAGGGAGTTCACGAGCTGGTCAACCGCGATAAGTACAGCCTTGCCGTATGTCATGCTGTGGCCTCAGTTCCAGGCATGGAATACACCGGGACGATGGCTGCGATATCTTCGGCGGTTACGGCTGCGGACAGAAGGTCCTCATAGTGCTGGCGCTGTCCCGTGTAGTAGCCCACAGCCACGGCAAAAGCGTCGGCCTTTTTTATAATACGGGAAACGAGTTCCGCCTTGTCCATGCCTCGGCCTGCGGCCAAAGCGTCAATGAGGGGTGTTCCGGCTGCGGGGTCGGCGTTATAGGCCCGGGCCTCGGTCTCCTGCTTGTCGAAGGTCAAAAGCTCCGTGGACGGATAGGTGGACACAAGGGCCGACGTTGCGGTGTTGTATTTGCCGTTGATTTCCGCCAGCTTGTCCGCCCTGAGCGTGTCCACGTCCTTTCCCGGGGCTTCCAGCAATGCTCCTTCCGGAAGAGGGCCGAGCTCCGTCAGGTAACGGGCTGGCGCGTCCCATGCGTCGCCCGGCAGCCAGTACGGCGTCCCGGACCCTTCCACGCCGGGCTTTTGCCGGTGATCCTCCACTACGTCCCACGCCGTGCCGTTCCAGACGGCGGCCTGTTTGTCTTCAAGCGCGGGCGGCTCAAGCGTGGTCGCGTTGAGCACGTCGGTGATAGGCTCACCATTAGGTCGAGTCTGCGCGACTCTGCTGCCTGTGAGTTCCTTTGTCATGGGGTCGTACTTATATATCAACATGCTAGCTCCTTATGCGGCAGGTTTTCCCAGATACATAGCCATGATAAACTGCACTGTCGGCGGTTGCACCGTATTCACCGCGTCGGAATATATAGGATTGGACCTCGAAGCATTAAAGTCTATGTCGAAAAATTCTTGTGTTTGCTCTGCGGGCGTAGCGTAGCTTTTTGAGTTCTGCACGGAACTCAGAGCGCCTTCGTCGAGAGTATGTGCCCAAATAGTTACACCAGAAGTGTCACCGCCTTGAAGATGCCCTGTAATGTTCGGCAGTCCCGGCGCGACATACGCACCGGCCGTTCCGGATGCGCTGGCCTGCACAAAAAGCCCTACGAGGTCGGGCAGATACACGCCGGACGTGCCGTTGGTCACGAGCTTGCCGACCTGCGCGGGCGTGGAGCTGCTCACCGTCATGCCCGAGAAGCGCCCCGCGTTGTAGGCCGTCTGAAACTCGGGCCAGTCGGCAAAGAGCACGCTTGACCCGTCGCAGGCCATCCATCCTTCGGGCAAGTTCGTGCTGGCAAACGGCGCAATCATGCCTATCATTGCCAGCCTTATGTCTCTTTCCGGAGAGCTCCAAGAAGACCAAGTACGCGCAGATGTTACAGTCTGCACTCGCGTGTACGTCTTCCCGATTTCTCCATTTGCGGTAGAAGTCACAAAAAGACGGTGCTGTAATCTCGGCCAAGATGACGTATACGAGACCGATGAAACTTGAGAAACCTCAAGGATTCCGTCTATCCAATAGCCTGCGCCCCCCGCCACATTGGGGTTATTTAGGGTGACAGGCCAAGTTACATCAGCGGTGTCAGTATAGGGAGACCCCTCTCTCCATCGTACATGATAAATGCCTGGAGTAGTAAACTCGTTGAAATCGGTCACTGCATATGCCGCTTGGGCACTTCCGCCCCACCACGGCACATAAGTGTCATAGAAAAAACCTCTTGCGCTCGCAAGGTCGCTTGTATCCCCACCTATCGCCACGTCCTGCGCGGTGAGTTTCCCGGATGCAGCGTTTACGATGGTCACGCCGTCGGGCGACGAGGCCGTGCGGGCCCAGTAGGTAGCATCATCGTCCTGCGTGGGGTCTTCCCCCGTGGACTCCTGCACAGCGACATACTCGTGGGAGTCGCTGCCGAGGACGTGCGCTCCGGAAGGATAGTCGAAAGACGAGTTCCAAGGAAAGAGACAGCCGTGCTGCAGGAACCAGATATTATTTCCCAAAAGCTGGAAAAGGGCATTCATCCAGGTGCGCTGGATAAAGACGCCGCCGGCCGTGGGGTCTATTTGCGTGAGGATAGGGAACAGGCTGGTAAAGGACGGGATGCCCTCGCCTGCCGGTGTGGTGTCCGGGATTTCTACTGTGTCGGCACTATCGCCGAGGGCCATGGGCCAAAACTCAGGAGCTTGTGGTGTAGCCATTCTCCACCTCGTAAGGGCTAAAAATTCCATTGTAAAAATTGGTGCAGCGCTGCCCCGCAAAGCCAAAAGTCATGGCGGGCAGGATTTGATACACGTCGAAACCGACGCCCGCGGGCTTCGGCGGCACGTCTTCCATGAGCAGCAGTGCCTTTTCAAAGGGCTGCAGAACGAACTCCACTACAAAGCGCAGGTGCATGGTGCCCACATGCACCACGCTCACCGCTCCGCGATCCGCAAAAAGCGTGCTTACGATGCGGTTGATATCCTGCAGGCTGCCGTCGGTGATATTGCTGGCGGCTTTCATCATGATAAGCAGCCGATACGCATTATCCTGCAGCACATACACATTGCTGGCCGTAGGGGAATAAAAGTTGCTGTTTCCGAAGTTTCCGCACGTCTGGCCGGCAAAGCCGAAGGGAAGCCACACCGATCCCTGCAGCTGGATGGTGCGCTCAATGGCGACAATGCGGCCCCACACATCGAGCCCCCAAGACTCGGCCGTTTCTACCGCCATGACCTTTTTCACAAACTCTGCGATCCATGCCTCCGGGTCTATGGCCGCATTAAAAGAGCGGATCAGCGTCATGATGGCCGGCGAGTGCAGATACTGAGACAGCACGGTGGCGTCGATATCTCTCATGCCTGCGACTCCTGCACGATGACCGACACGGCGTCCGTGTCGATGGTGGGGGCATGGTCGATGGGGATATGCACATAGTCTGCCCAGGTAAGCGGGGCGTCGCCAGCCGCCAGCTGTACGGACACCAGCTCGGTGACTCCCGCCAGGATAATGGGAGCATAAAAGCGGCTGGCGTACAGGTCAGTGCCCATGGAAACGCGCGTGCTGTTCAGTCCACAGCTGCCGGCTGCGGCACTCTCGCCGTTGAAGTTTGCAACGACGGCGGCCTGTATGAGCTCCGCTATATTCCCGGGCGTGGTGGAGTTTTCTCGGATTGTTACCTGCACGGAAATGGGCAAGTCCGTGGGTCTCGTAAAGGTGACCGTTTCCTGAGCTCCGGTCACGGGGTCCGTGACCACCACGGACGTGTTGCCGTTGTAATCGCAGCCGGCCGACAGGCTGCCGTAAATAGCCTGGGCGATATCGTCATTTTCACCGCCCACAACAGACACAAAAATGCTGTGCGGGGCCAGTGTTACGCCGTCGATTTCTATGGCCGTGTCGCCTCGGTTCTGGCGCACGACAAGGTCGATGACTCCCGAGAGCTGCCCCACTTCGGCATAGACGGCAGCCGCCACGCTGCGCGCGTTGAGCGCCACGCTGGCATAACGGCGCACCTCAAAGGCCGCGCGGCTTTCCACGTCTTGGCCGGTTACGCCCGCGGTGGGGTTGCTCGCCGTATCCCATCCGGGAATAGCCTGCACGATAGAGTCCACGGCCTCCGCGCCGATGACGATGGGGCCCGTTTCGTTGGCCGCGAACTGCAGTGTCACGGTGCCGTCTGTGCCGATAGTGCCGGTCTGCTGGCATGTGAGCAGGTCGCCGTCCACGGTTTGCACCTGCGCCGGAGACGTGCTGGTATCGGTGCCGGGAATGACCGTTCCGGCCAGCCCCGTGCAGAGCACCTGCACCACGGTGGACCGTGCCGGCTGGCGGGTCAGAAAATAAATCTGCGCCAGCGCGTCCTGGAACTGTCCGTCGGCGGTGCGCGGGTTGAACATCTGGGCCAGCGTCAAAAGCTGACTGTTTTTGTCCTGGATGGCCGCGGCGGCGCTGGCCATGAGCTGGCCCTGGGGTGTAGCGGGGTTGACATTGAGGGTGTCGCCCAGCGCCGCCAGCCAGTACGCCTGCACCTGGGCCAGCACTTCGGCGCTGTCCGGCATCTGAATGCCATCGGCGCTTATGATAAACCCGCTGTCAGATTGAGACATTTACTGTTTCCCCCTCGTCACTCGTTACATAGATGACGCCGGAAAGCTCCCTGTTTGAGAACTTCGTCAGTACCGTTTGAGCGTCCGTCACGCCCGGCACTTCCAAAGCTCGGGAATTGGCACGCTCCCGCACCAGTTCCGGCGGAGGCAATTCGGCAAGTTCCCTGTTCAAATAAGGCACGCCCTCATCGGCTGCGAAATACGGCTCTCCCTGGAATGTCCGCTCATAGCATGCCACATCCTGAGCGACACGCTCGGCACCTTCGCAAACAGCCAGGCCCCCTGAGCCGTCGAGCCTGATATCCCATTTATCGGTAAGCTGCAGAGACATTGTCATTAGTTCGGCACTCCCGTGTTGCCGCCTCCGGGTTCCACTCCGCTATGCGTGTGAGTTTCCAGCGTGACCCCGTTGCTGGTGATGTTGCCGCCGGTATTGATAAAGCCTCCCTTGAAGCTGCTTTGTCCGCTGCCCTTATCACCGGTCTGCACCAGCACGCCGGTGATCTGCACGGTTGGTGCATCCAGCGTGATCTGCGTGTCGGCGACGATGGTGACTTCCTGCCCATGCGCCTGAATGCTTGCCACGCCTTCGATTTCCACGCCCTCGTCGGTTATTCGCAAAAAGCGCTCCGGCTCTGCGTTCAGGAACCCGCCCAGGTAAAAGCCGTCGCCCTTGTCATAACTTCGCGCACTGGCAGGGTTCACGGCCCGGCCGGGCGCTGCCTTCACTGCCTCCACGTCGCGCATGGCATAGACGGCCAGCCCCACGTCGCCCGGCTGCGGATCAATGACAACCGCATTTTTCCCGCCCTGGATGCGCAGGTAGGGCAGTTCAAACAGTTCGCTCTGCTGTATCGCGTCGCCGCCTCCGCCGACGATTTTTACCAGCGGAAGCACGTCCACGGTGCGCGCTTCCGTATCGACAGCCTGCACACGCACGGGCTCGGCCGTGTTTATGCGCATGAGCTGCTGCCTTATCTGGAAATCCTGGGCATTGTACCCCGATGCGCTGGTGGAAAATCCCTGCTGGCCTTGCATTATTCCCCCACATACGCAGCTTTCACGCTGCTTTCCCAGGCTCCGCCGCGTGGCAGTCCGGATTGCAGATGATGGGATAGGCTGGTTATCTTCCAGAGCCCTGTAGCCCTGGGAACCACGCTTTCGATGCGCAGCGGGCCGCCCAGAAGCAGCCGAGGCTCATAGATGCCCCGCGCCACAATGCCCTTATTGTCAAAAGCCGGATAGCCGAGCATGCCGGAAGACGCGGACCAGACGGGCGTATTCTGTGCCGTAGCGTCGGTACGCAGCTCCCCTTGCGGTGCGATGACGATTTCTCCGTCGTCCAGGATAAGGTCGAGCCTCGCGGCCTCTGCCAAAGCTCTGGCCTGTTCCAGCGGGCCGCCCATGAGCGCCAAGTTGCGCATTTTCGCAACGGCCCCACGGTTTTGAAAGGTGAAGCCCATCTCTTTGGCCAGCTTTTCGATTGTGGTGGGCACGTCCTGCTCGCCCTTCGCAGAGTATGGCGACACGGCGGTGATGCTGGCCTGGTAGCCTGTGATTGCCGTAATTTCAAAAATGGGGTCCGGCGCGCTGGAAAAGTCCGGCACTGCCCCTGTGATGTCTCCGGAAAAAGCCAGAGACAGTCCGTTTTCGTCGCCTGCATAGACAGCCACCACGTTTTTCGAGCTTTTCAGCGGCTGGAAGGCCAGCAGCGTGAGCTGTTCCATATCCGCAAGCGGCAAATTGTACACTTTGATGGTCGCGGAGGGTTTTTCCTTGCCTCCCGGCTTGTTGATGACCACGTCGCAGGCAAGGCGTATGATCTTCGTATTGCCTGCGTTGTTTTTGCTCGCTGCGAAGTTGCCCTCGGCCAGAGTGACGCGCACCTCTATGATCTTTTGCGTATAGCTAGGCACTCAGCGCCTCCCAGTCAGATTCCGATCCGTACAGCAGCACCCAGCGCGTGCCGAGCCCTTCCCACTGCGGTTCCGCGTCGCCCTGCAGGTCCACAAATCGCAGCACGCCGGAAAAAGGCAGGTAGCTGTAAAACGTCAAGTCCTGCAGATTGTTGCAGATATGGCCGAGCCACACCATGGTGCCGTCCACGGCGAGGTCACAAAACAGGCGGGGCGCGCCCAGATAATCGCGCGTATAAAATCGCAGGCTTACATTCTGGCCGCCAAGCACGATGCCGAGAGCCTGCGAGGGCTCGGCTCGCAGCGGAACAGTAACTAAAGCCATGATGCCACTCCCTGCCTGGCCCGTTCCAGCGAACTGGTCCGGGGGGTCTGCGTGGTCTGCTTACCCACGTCTCTGGTGCTGGCGTCCGCCGAGTTTTTGACCTGCGCAGTGCTGAGCGAAGCGGAACTGCCTCCGGTTGTAGTGCTGGCGGTTGTGTACTCGGCCGCCACCTGGCGCACTTCCTCAAAGATAAGGGCAACCACCAGGCGGTCTATGCCGTGCTCGGCTCTATAGCTGTAGTCCATGCCCACAAGCGACATATCCATGAGCGTGCGGTCGGGCGTGATTATGCTTACCAGGTCCGTGCCGGCTATGAGAGCCCCACACTTTTTGATGATGGCCGCCCGCACCAGCGAAGAGCCCGTATAGCCCAGCACCACGGTGGAACGTGTGGGCGCGATCTGTTTATTATAGCTTGCAAATTCGCCGTTTTCGACAGGTGCCTGCGTCACCTGCGCGTCGCTCATGGCGTCGAAGCTGAAAAAGGTATCGAACTCGATCAGCCTTTTCCCGTCGGCGTCAAAGATGTCCCAGTTCCCGGATATGGCCCGGTACAGCGTGCCCGCGACATTGAGCGCCTGTGTGGCTATGTCTATCAGTCTCATGGCTATGCCCCGTAGGCTCCGTCGGCCTGAGCAGTCTGGTTGCGCAGTTCCGTGCCGATGTCGCGGGCTATGCCCTGAGCGTCTGTGGCCTGTGTCTGCACGTTTATGGTGCCGATACTGGTGGACGCCTGGACATTGCTGTTTGTAACCCGAGCGTCCCCGCCAGCCGGCGCGCTGGCGGCGGCAGCTACACTCGGCAGCTCCTGCACCGCAGGCGCAGCTGGAGCGTCTTCCACGCCGAGCAGGTCTTTCATCCAGTCCGGCAAAAGCCCCATGAGCTTGTCTTTGATGATGCCCAGCAGGTTGCCGAAAGCTCCCATCATGTTGGAAAGAGCGTCCTGTAAGGATGTAAGCGCTCCCAGAATAACATTTCCATCCAGCGAGAAAAGCGACTCAAAAAGTTTATAGACTCCTTCCAAAACGCCGCCCACACTGCGGACAGCTGAGCCCACGGCCTCGATAGTGTCTTCCCCCGCGCCGAAGACGCGCAGCAGACTGGCCCACGCTTCTGCCGCCTGGTCGTAGATAGTCCGCAGCGCGGACAGGATGCCGTCCGCGTCGAACGTGAACGCCGACGCCAGCAAGTCACCGACCCCGCCGAGCACACCGCCCAGCGCCTGGAAAAGCCCTCGTGTGTGCTCTATCTGCTCGTCTGTCGCGCCCAGCCAGCGCAAAAAGACTTCAAAGGCACTGTTGCCGCCCTCGACGAAGGTCCACAGGTCGTCCAGCGCAAGGCCCAGGGCAACGGCTGCTGCGATGAAAGGAGCAAAAGGCGCAATCGTCGCCCATGCAGCGGTAGCCATGCCCGCCAGCGCCGGCACCAGCGTGGCCGTGATAACCGTGGCAATGGCTGCAAGGGTAATACCGACAGCGCGGGAGTTCCTCGAAAGGAACGCCGTCACTTTTTCCAGCCCTTCCGTTATGGACGTAATAATAGGCGAAGCCAGACGCATGAGGCCGGTTACAAACCCCTGCCACGCCATGGAAAGCGCCATGACCGCAATTTTCTGCCTGCGTGCAAGCTCTGCGTCTTCCTTGCTGAACGCCGCGTTCTCCTGCTGCACCTTGAGCAGCATTTCCAGCTCGCCGCGCCCCTTCTGCAAAAGGGCGATGGTCGCGGGGTCGAAACTCATCTGCATGCCGTAAGCTGTGGACGCCTGCGCCCCTACGCGCTGGAAGGCGTCGGCCAGGTCCAGCATCACGTCTTCGGTGCTGCGCGCTTCGCCGCTTGCCGTTTTGAGCGCTATGCCGAGCTCGGCTGCTATGTCTTTGAGCGGCCCGCTGTCGAACTTGCTGGCGTCGATGATATAGTCGGACATGTCCCGGAAGCGGTCGGCGATGTCTTCCGCTTCGCCTCCCACGGTGGCTGCCGCGCCCTGCCATGCCTGCATGCGCTCGATTGACAGTCCCAGGCTCTGGGCTGTCTGATCTATGGCCGAGGCCTGCTCATAGTAGGCATCGGCGGCGCTTTTAATTGCCGCGGCCCCTCCGATGACGGCCAGGGCCTTACCTGCGGTGGACGCCAGTCTGGCAAAGCCGCTTTCTCCTTTCTCCGCAGCCCCTTGCAACGTGACGCCCAGTTTTTTTGCTGCTCTGTCCAGCGCGTCAAGCTCTCTTTGGGAAGCGCCTGCGGCTACAAGAGCCGCACGCATTTTTTCAGCTTCGGCGCGCACCTGGTCTAACTCTTTGCCTTTTTTGACGGCTTCATCGAAAGCGGTCCGAAGTCTCTGCGCGACGTCTTCGACGTCTTGCATACCGTCTTCGGCACTCTTTGCCTGCCGCTGCACGTCTTTGAGTGCCGCTGCGCCGGCGTCCGCGGCAGTTTTGACGGCATCTCCGGACTTTCGCGCCGTTTTGGTCAGGTTTTCCAGGGCGGAGCTCCCGGAATGAGCAGCGCCGGACATGGCCGCACCGCTCTGCCGGGCCAGAGAGTCCATGCTCCGCGCCCCGTCGCGCCCCATGTCAGTGAGAGACTTGCCCGCCTCATCGGCCTGCCGCTGCACGTCTTTGAGCGCCGCTGCGCCGGCGTCCGCCGACTGATCCAGCGACTTGCCCGCGTCCTTTGCCTGCTTTTCCACGTCGGCCAGCGCGTCGTCCACGCGCGCGGCTTCGGCTTTTACTCCGGCGCCGTCCAGCAGCAGCTTTATGACAAGTTCAGCGACGTTCATTTTTATACCACTCCGACCACTGGCGAGAGTTGAAGTTTTCCACGGCCACAAGTTCGAGCATGTCCATGGCGTCTTCGAGGCCGTACACGGTGGCGAACTCGTGCGGGGAGGCCATGCCGCGGCTTATCGGGAGCGCCATGCAGAGCGGCACGTTGACGGTGGACGCCTGCCACGGGCCGCTCTGCAGTACCGGCGGCAGGTTTAGCGGTCGCCTCCGATAAAAAAACCGAGGGAAAGGTCCAGCACTGCCATGCGCAGGCGCACAATGGTGGAGAGGTCACAAATGTGAGCTTCAAGATTGGAGTCCGTCAGCTGTATTTTGGCCTCTTCCCGTCCCTTCGGCAGCACATAAATGCACGGCAAAAGAGCATCCCAGAGCGGTTCCGCGTCTTCCCAGCGCAGAGCCTTGAGGCCGCCGCGAAAGACCTGCATAAAGGCCGCCGCGCTGCTCACCTGCGCGGTGTGGGCAATGTCGGCCGGGATGTCTCCGCCCAGCATGGCTACCAGGGCGCGGCCGCACCATTTTTCCAGGCGGCGAAGCGGCATTTCCTGCACATAAAAAATCTTGCCCTGGTCGCGGCCTTCGGTGATCTCGATAATCTTGTGTTTCAGCATGTGCCCGCCTACAGTTCGGAGCCTGTCCAGCTCTCAAAAGTGATGGTAAAGGAGCTGCCGCGCAGGGTCTGCTGCGCGTTCACGCCGGGCTGTGCCGCGGTCAGAGCACCGCGCAGGCCCGTATACTTGCGGTTCACGGAAGGCAGCACGGCTTCCACTTCGCAAAGCATGACTTCGCGCAGAGCCTCCTGCGTAGAGTACCAGTCTTCCATAACCTGGCGGCTCGGCGAGTCCGCCGCAAAAGCGAAAGTCACGGCCTTCACGGTGGGAACCCAGCCGACGCTCATGTGGCCGTCGGCCCCCATTTCCGCGACGACCGGGTTTACCTGGGCGGGGCTCACGATGGCATCGGTCTGGAAGCCTTCCAGCGTTACCGGCGATTCGTAAAGCCCAGGCACGCGCAGCGTGACGGTGGCATTTGCCGACGTGATAGTCATATTTCCGAAGTTGTCCATGATATGCCTCCCTTACTGCACCGCGGTGGAGCTCATGACGATTTTCTGGATGCTGCCGCCGTCCATGTAATAGAACTTACAGTCAGGCGTACCGCGGCTTGCGCGTACCGTGGAGCCGGGGTCGGTGATCTGCATGTACCAGCCCTGATTCTGCAGCGTCTTGCTTATGTCCTGGCCCACTTCCTGAGTGAGCTGCACAATCTGCGTCTGCGAAAGAGTGACGCCCGGAACAATTGCGCCAAACTTGGTGAACTTGTTGATGGTGTCCAGGCACGCCGTGCGGATGGCAGAGTATCCGGTCTCATTGTAGGGCAAGCTGTTCACGCCGGAGAGCAGGTCGAGAATGTTCAGCTGCAGCCCGTCTTTGATGGCTATGGCGTTCAGGTAGGTGTCGAGCCAATCCCACACTCCGGACACCTGGCCGGGCTGGTAAAATTTATAATTGGCCGAGGCGGTAGCGAAGTCGGCATAGACGTTATAGCCGTTTTCCAGCAGCTGGTCGTAGGTCTCGTCGTTGTCCACGGTTGTGGCCTGTCCTTCAAACTGCTTGTAAGCCGCGGTGGCGCGGCCGTTCGTCGTGTTGAAGTTCAGGGAAGCGGCAAAACCCATAACGCATGCGGCAAGGCTCGCCGTGTTGTACTGAGGGCACACGCCGGGAATTTCAAGGTCGGCCAGCTGCGTGCCGAGGCAGTCGCCTCCCATCTGCGTGGCCGCAATGTTCGTGTCCCAGGGAACATAGCAAAAGCGCGTGTCGTAGGTGGCCTGCCACTGCGCCAGGGCCAGCATGTCGGCCAGCTCAGGCTCCCACAGCGTGGTGAACGTGACCCAGTCTCGGGCATAGAGCAGCACGTTTGCCATGCAAGCGGCCAGCGTCTGCGCGTCCATGCCCATGCTCTGCGTGGCTCCGGCCTGCTGAGTCAGGCCCAGGAGCGTGGAAACGTCGGTGCCGGCACTGCCGGCGCTGGCGAAGCTCACGGAACTGGTGGCCCCGGTGGTGGCGCTGGTGATCTGGAAAGCCTGCGTCTGGCTGCTGTACTCGACCGTGGCCGCACTGGAAAGCGCGGTCTGTATCACCTGGGCGATGGCGGAGAAGCTCGACTGGCCCTCGAAGTTCAGGTCGGTAAGCTGCTTTTCTTCCCCGTCGATGGTGATATTCATGCTGCCGTCGCTTATGGCCTGCAGAGATTCCAGCGTGCCCGTGTAGGCCGCACCGCGCAGCCATGCCGCCACGGGTTCGGCGTTGTAGCTGGCGAAGTACAGGGCCTGGGGCAGCTGCGTAGCGTTCACGGGCCCGGCAAAATAAGAAACGGCGAAGTTGTACTCGTCACTGGTCAGGCCGAAAAAAGTTCCCACGGCCTGCGCCGAGGCAAACTGCATGACGCGCCCCGCAGGTATAAGCGGGTTCTGACTCAGTACCAGGCCCGAGAAAGTAAGCCCGGTGGTGCCGCCGCTGAGGATTTTCGGTACAATCTGCACCAGTTTGTCGGCGTTCACACTCATGTGATTTTCTCCTATGCCTGCGGGTGCAGGGTGAGGTTTACACTGTCAAAATAGGGCTGCGGCACGGTAACGGTGCCGTCGAACTGCATCAGAACATCCATGGTCCAGCGCTTTGTCCACCGGCCGCGGCCGTCCGGTTCCGGCATGGCCGTTGCGTCTTCCGCGTGCAGCGGCGTGACTCCATAGTCAGCAAACCAGGAAACAGCCGCGGCGTCCCGCAGGAGCGTGGAACACGTCACGGCCAGGGCGTCGGCCCCGGAACCGTAAAAATCGAGCTGCACGCGCCTCGTGGTGCGCTGCGTTATGGTCTGCTGCTCCGCTGCGCCGTCGTAGTCGTGCAGGTTCGTGGCGTGACGCACCGCCGTGAGCGGCGTGATTACCACATACTGGGGGCCTGCCGGCTTGCTCACCGCGTCCGCCATGCCGCGCACCACGGGCAACGTGGGGGCCACAAAGGCCAGCACAAAGGCGCGCAGGGCTTCCACAAGCACCTGGTCCGTGGCCGCGGGCGTGATTTGACTCATGCTGCAGCCTCCGGCGGTGTGTTGCTGCCTACAGCCGGCGGCGCTGTTTTACGCTGGCGGATGGCGCGCACTTTGCACCAGTTCACGCCGTCCGTACCGTCGGCCCAGTCTTCCAGCACCTGATCCACCAGCCACTCATAGCCGGCCCAGTAGAGCAGCGCGCCGCCCCATTCGTCGGCACGGGATAAGCCCGGCACCAGCCCGTAAAAGTAAAAGTCGCGCCAGATACTGTTTTCCCGCTGCATGCGCAGGAACTGCACGGCTTTTTCCGGTGTGGGCTGGCTTTGCGCCGTCATGGTGACGGCCGCCTGGTACTGCGGCTGCTGCTCGCCGTACTGGTCCACCGTGGCCGGCAGAGGCAGAAGCACCGTCACCGCAGCGTCGGGATGCACGGCCGTGATGGCCCCGCGCACCATGTCATGCAGGTTGATCCCCATCTAGTCCTCCACGTCCACGCGGTAGGTTATGCTTTTGAGCATGCTGCCCGTGTCCCTGAGCGGCGTGTTGCGCCCCTCTTTGCGTTCGATGGTCTCCGGCGAGTTCGGCGGCGTTTTCCAGGTGCTGATGGCTGCTTTCACGTCGCCCACCATGACCTCGCCGAGCCTGCGCATGGCCGTTTCCGGCGGCATGCCGTCGCCCAGCTCTTCGGCCAGCGCTCCGGCATACGTCTTTTGATACCGGTCGAAGGTCTCACGCAGGAACGGGCGCGGGGGGATGCCTTTATCCGGCGCGCCGTATTCAGAGGCAGCCGCATACTCGGCAATTTTTTCGCCTGTCATGGAGTTGGTGGCGTCGGCCATGATGCCCACGGCCAGCCCCACACGCCCGCGCATGTCGGCCATGCCCGGCAGCAGCCGGTCCAGGGTAAACTCACGGTTGAAGCTAGCACCCACCGCAGCCCCCGGAGAACCAGCGGCCGCCGGTACGGAAGGGGAGCAGCAGTTCCCACGCCGTGGCCCCGCACTGCGTTTGCGTCCACCACTGCGCTCCCTGGCGGGGAGTCCAGGTGCTGCCGGCGCTTACGCTCCCTTCCGTCGCCTGGGTAAGCGCGCCCATGAGGCCGCCGCCGTTTCTGCCGAGCAGCGTCAACAGGTGACACAGTACAAAGGGCAGCACGTCGGAGCGGAAGTCATACGACAGGCGGCTGGTGGCGGAGTTGTCAACAAAGCGGCCGGCTATGGACCACTGAGCCTGCAGCATGGCGTCCGGCCATGCCGTGGTGTCGGCAAACTGCGGGAACTCGACGCGAAAGGCTGCCGTGTCGAGCTCCACCACGCCGCCGGCCATGTCAGGCCCCCGCGCCCGTAGTATCGGCGGGCGTACTCTTCACGGAGGGGTCCGTTTCCACGTTCACCGGTTCCAGGCCGTTGCGCAGGTCTGCGCGGTCGGCCGCGGCATCGGCGGAGCTCGCCTCGTCGCGTTCCTCAAAAACCAGACCGCGCTCGAAAATGCACAGTCTGCCGTACTGCTGCTTCAGCGCTTCCCAGTCTTCCACAGGGAGCACCGTGCGGCCGTACTGAGAGCCCAGCGGCCTGCCGTCCACGCCAACCAGGCTGGACACCTTCACGCCGTGCAGCGTGACCGTGCGGCCGCCCGCTAAGCGGAACATCCTGTCGTGAAAGGAATTGAAACACACCACCACGGTGGTGCTGCTTTTCTTTTTTGCGGTGGCCATTTACATGCCCTCCATGGTCGCGATGGCGAAAGGATAGTAAATCACGCAGCCGTAAGTACCGGCCAGCCATTTCTGCGAAAAGCTCGACAGGTTCGGCACCACGCGCCCGGCGCGGACTTTTTCGGAAAAGCCGAGCTCGCCCACGGGGTTGCCCATGATTTCCTCGGCTATCATCATCATGGTGTTTTCACTGTCGGTGGCCATTTCAGGCACCGTCACGATGCGCAGATTCGGCAGGTATTCGCGGATCATGCCGAGGGCCGTCTTGCCGTACTCGTTCGGCTTGCCCAGCTCCACAGACAGCGCGGGAGGCAGTGCCAGGATCAGGCGCGTGTTGGCGTCGATCCAGCCGTTTGCCTGCGTGACCAGCTGCTGGAACAGGTCCAGCAGGTCCTGGTAAATCTGCAGCGTGGTCTTGTCCGCCCATTCCGTCGAGCTGGACGTGCCCGTGGCTGCGGCGGTCAGCGCGGCGTTGAGGTTCGGAGCATTGAGCAGGCCGTAAATCTGCTTGCCGGCCACGCCCAGCAGGTTGAAGCGGTTAGCGTCCAGGTCGATGATGTTGGCCGCGGCGCGCTGCTTATCGCTGGCAAGACTGATTTTGGCCGCGGACGTAATGGCCTGTTCCAGGTCGCCGTACTCAATCACGGTCTGGAAAAGGTAGTTTTCACGGCCCTGCCAGTCGTAGTTCACGCCGGCGGTGCGGTTCTGGGCCTTGTCGCTGTACGGTTCGGTGCCGCCGGTAAGTTCGGTGGCGCGGAACTTGAAATAGGCAGTTTTCCAGTCGCCCTTGCGCGCTTCTTTGAAAATTTCCCGGGCCTTGCGCGGTGCGGTGAGGATTTCCACCACGCGCGGGTCGATATAGGCCAGAAACTCCACCGGCACGGTGGAGCCGGGAGTCGTTACCAGAGCCGCGTCTTTGGCAAGGTCGGGCAGGCTGTCGGCCGTGATCCAGTCGCGGAAGCTCTGGCCGAAGTCAAAGCCCAGCGGCCGCAGGTCACGGGCATGAGGAAAAGCGGTAGTCATGTGTCCCCCTACAGATTCGAGATAATGATGGTGTCGCCCACGTTGCCCGCGGTTTTGACTATCCAGTCCGTTTCCACGGCTCCGGACACGGTCTGGCCGGCGGCGTCGGTTTTGATGGTGCCGTCGGCCGTGACGGCATAGACGGACTGGCCGACGGTGGCCGCCGTCTGCGTGACGACGTACATGTCGCCCTTGACGACGACGGAAAGCGGGGAGCCTTCGGGCAATTCCAGCGTGGTGGTGTCGCCTGCGCCGCACGCACCGGGATAGACCAGCAGCCGCTCCACGATGCCGAGCGGGGCACCGGCTCCGCCCACCTGTGCCTGGTGTTCGACGTCGGTGCCGGGCCAGACGAAGTTACCGACCGTGACGCCAGCGCCTTCGGCAATGGGGTTGTGTACGGTGTAGGCCGTGGGGTTCAGCGTGGCCTTGTCGCCGGGAACGCCGGCAGCAATGCCGGTGAATACTTTTTTCTGCAGCATGTCGCCTCCTAGTAGCTGACACGGATATTTTTCAGGTGAGCAAATTCCGGCGCGGGCGCGCTGTCTTTGGCGCGCCCGGGCTGCACCATGCCGCGGCGTTCGGTGCCGGCGTCGCGCGCGGCCAGGAACAGCGACCGCAGCGCGCTGGTCGGCACGCCGGTGCGCTTGACGCCCATCTCGTCCAGGGCACGCGCATAGAGCTTTTCTGCCGAGTCGCGGGCAGGATTGAAGCCCGGAAGCAGGCCGAGCACGGGCTGTACTTCGCGCATGGCGTCGTAGGCCAGGGCCACGCGCTTCATGGCGGAGTCGGCCGCCTTTTTCGCCATGGCTTCGGTGTCTTCGCCGCGCTCGCGCAGGGCGCGCTCTTCGCCTTCCCGTTCGTGCTCTTCGTCCAGCCTCTTGCGCTCGCCGGGATTTTTCAGAAGCTCTTCGGCGTATCTCACGCCGCGGGCAAACGCGCGCTTTTCCGCTTCGGTTTCGAGCCCCTCGTCGGGCGCGTCCATGCTCTTGTCCATGTCGCCGCAGGCTTCCTTGTCGCCGGTGGCCTTGCTGTAGGCCAGGTCGGTGAGCGTGTCCGTCAGCTTTTTGAGCTGATCCGGTTCCAGGTCGGCTTCCATGCCCACCTTTTCCACCACCTTGCGGATCATGGCTTCCTTGTCTTCGTCTTCCACCACGTCCACGATGGTGCCGTCGGGCATCTGGCGGTGCAGACTGAGTATCATCTCGCCCGCCTCGATGGCCTTTTTACCGGCCTCCACTTCCTTCTTTTCCACTTCGTCCAGGCCTTCGTCCTGGGCCTTACCCCTGGCCTTGTTCCAGAACCCCATAAAAACCTCCTTTGCTTTGGTTTTGCTGTCCCGTACCGCTACCGATGGCCCGGCGCGGCCTTCATCCACCAGCGCCAAATGATTGCCGCGGATTTCCCGCATGATGCCGTCGTACTCGTGCCCCTGCCATGTGCCCGGCGTCATGTCGGGCTTGTAAAAGTAGGCCAGGGAGAGTTCCACCATGTCCCGCGCCTCGATAAGGTCGATGGCGTCCGCGTCGATAAAGCAGAGCGACACACGCAGAAACGTGCCGTCAAAACGCGCGTCGCTGCCCATACTGCCGATGATCTGCCCCTTTTCCGGGTGTCTGGCGTCCACGTCCTGGTGCTGCAGATAAATGGGCAGGCGGTTGATGGTTTCCGCCGCCTTTTTCAGCTCTTCCGCGGGGCGGTACATGCGATAAATGCGGTCCGCTATGAGGCCGAGGGCTTCCCAGTTCGGAATCTCATGGCCGTAGTAGTCCGCCACCTGTTCGCGGGTGACGGGGTTGTCCATGACGTGCAGAAAGCCGTTTTCGTCGCGGTGCCTGGCGCTGCCCGCGTCCTTTGCCATGGGCATGCTGTCGCGCCTCATGCTCCCCTCCGTTTCTCATAGGCCGGAATCAGCGGCCGCTTGGTGCAGTAGCAGTTCGGCAGCTCTCCGGGCTGCACCCATTTCCTGGCGTCGCTGTCGTATAAGCCCTGGTCGAGCTGAAAAACTTGCCCGTTGAACTTCACATGCGTGGGGCGCGGCGTTTTGCCCGTGCCCGTATGTATCCAGACGGCCTCGGCTATGCCGAGCTCGCCCATCCGCACGCGGGAAAGTGCCTCGGTGGCCTTGTTCATCTGGTCCCGGCTAATGAACTCGGCGCGCCGGCGCGTGACGCCGAAGCGCTGCTGCAGCTCGTCCGTCAGGCGGCCGGCGTCGTATCCTGTCCGCGCGCCGCGCATGACCAGGCCCTCGATTTCAAGAAACGCCTTCTGCGGCAGGCTGCGGATCAGCGCCGTGTTTTCGTACACTATGGTGGCGATGGCGTTATTCATGGCCCTGGTCATTTGATATCCCACCGCTATGCCCGCCACTGTTTCGCCCGTGGCTCCCGCCACGCTGGCCGCCACGGCCGTGCTGGCGCTTTTTGCCGCCTCTCTGGCCAGCCACTGCGCCAGCATGTCGGCCTTGTCGTCGAAACGGCGCTGCCACTGGCGAAGCCTGCGGCGCAAAGCCTTCATGAGGTCGGCCGCCGGGCTGGCGTCCTGCGCCTTGTCGTATTCCATGATGCGCGGCAGCTGGCGCTTGTATTCGGCTCCGATCCACCAGGTGACGGAAGCGTACATTTCATCGACCAGGGCCAGCAGCTTGCGCCGGTACTCGCGTTCAAGGCCGAGGTTCGGGCGTATCGGCGCGCCGGCCTTGTATCCCGCCGGGATTTTCGGCGGCCGCACGATCTTGAGCGCCATTACCGTGCCCCCCGCGTCATGCGCCGCCAGAGTCTGGCAAAGCGGCCCTCGTCGCTGTCTGCGGCGAGTTCCGGCATGGTCAGGGCGGGCAAGGTTTCCTCCGTTTCCGCAAGCGTGGCCCACATGCTGCCTTCCTCGCCGCCGAGCACCTGCGCCGCCTGCTCCGGAGACGCTATGCCGGAGCCCACCAGCTGCACGGCGGTGTCGGCCTGCAGCTTTGTGGTCTCGGCCCGCTCCCGGTCGCTCGGCGTCCACATGGGGTTCCACTGCCAGGTTATGGCATGGTCCACCTGGCCGAGCACCTGCGCCTGCAGAAGTTCCAGGAGCCGCGTCATGGAAGGGCCCAGCATGCTTTCCTGCTGGCTTCCCGCGTAGTCGTACCAGTTGCGCTCGTCGTACTCGCCGGTAGCGTTCATGCCTCCGGGAGATATGCCGAGGAACTTCGTGACGGGCATGTGGAAAATGGCCGCCAGCATTTCCAGCGCCTGGCGCACGATTTCCGTCACGCCACTGAGCGGGGTGTTTATCTGCACGATGTCTTCGTCGTCTTTGTCGATCAGCTCCACGCCGTCGTTGTCGCGGTTCTGTGCAAAATATTTCAGGCGGCGCATAACGTCGGCTTCGGCCCCGTCCGCGCCGTAAAGAAGCGCGTTCAAGTTGGCCTTGAATACCGTCAGGGAAAACTTTTTCAGGAGCTTGGCGGCACTCTCTCTTGTGCCGGTAAAGTGTACCAGGTAGTCGAGCGCCAGCTGCACGGCCGGGAGCCCGCCGAAGTTGTACACGGGCAGAAGTAAAAGGGGCGGCTCGTGCTGCACTACGCGCAAAAGGCGCGTGGCATGCACCTTGCGGCCCTGGATAAACCACCAGCGCGGCCGATAGTACCAGCGCGAAAGCGGGTCGGCCGCGTTGTACTCTCCGGGGCTCATAAGCACGGGGTCGATGCGCCTCAGCTGCATGATGCCCTGCGGCCCGAGCTTGGCCGCGCTGGCGAAAAGGGGCGTCATAAGCTCCGCCTCTTCGCGCTCGCCGGTGTCCAGAAAAACATAGCCCACGCCGAAGTAGCCTGCGTCGCTGGCGGCATTGCCCAGCACCTGGCGCACGCGCAGCCGCTGCATGGCCTCTTCGAGCTTCGCCGCGTCCTCTTCATCCGCGCCGGCAACGTGGCCCCACTTGCGGGTCATTTCATCGGCCAGAGTCTCCACGCCCAGGCGCATGAGTCCGTCCTGTGCCAGGTTGGCGCAGGAGGCATAGCCGATAAAGCTCTGGCGCGTGCTCTGGCCGTGCATAAATTCCAGTACGTCGCAGCAGTAGGTGGCCGAGTCCAGAGCGCGCCCGGAGGCGTCCACAAGGCCGCTTTTCCTGGGCTGGCCGAGAGTGTCCGGCATGGACCAGTTGCCGCGCTCTGCGGGAGGCACAGACACGCCGGACGGCATCTCCGGCTTCCAGGTCATGTTTTTACGCTGTCTCATACTGTGCCTTTATTCCTGATAACGTCGTCAAATGCGTAGCGCAGGGAGTCTACCAAATGGTTATCGCGGTCCACGATGGCGCGGCCGATTTCTCCGGTAAGAGGGTCCACCTTGTAGCTGTACCTCTGCAGCTCTTCGATCAGGTGCGTGCAGCGCGGATGCACCACCAGGCCGTAGCCTTTGAGCACGTCCAGCCCGTCCTCAATGCTGCCCGCCCACTTTTTCGCGGGCTTTATGGCAAAACGCTGCCGGCGCATGTACCGGATCAGCTCCGGACGCGCGCTGTCGGCCACTATCACGTTGCGCGCCACGTCCGGCACCTGCCGGAAGAGCGCGGGCAGCTGCGTGATTTCCAGCCCCTTTGCCCACGCCTCGTGGGAAACGTAAATCTCCTGCGCTCCCGTGGCGGGGTCTCGCCGCAGTGCAGCGCGCACCAGCACGGAAGGGTCGGGGCCGAAGCCCCAGTCACAGCCGTAGCGCCAGCGGGCCGGGAACTCGTCGAAGGCTTCCACGCGCCAGCGGTTGCAGAAGACCTGCGCCTCACGGTTTACGCGCGGCTCGCCGAGCCAAATCCAGCGATACTTGTCCGGGTCGCGGCGCTCACAGTCGGCCCGTTCCTTTTCCAGCGTGGCCGGAAACCACGGGTTGTCGCAGTAAAGTACCTTGCGCACCACGCTGTCCGGCTTCGGCGAAAGCACGAACTCCGTCCATGTGGGGTCGTTGGGGCCGTCGGGATTCATGGATATCCAGATTTCCGAGCCTTCCTTTCGGATGGTCGGCAAAAGGATGTCCCAGCTTTCCTGACTTACCTTCTGGCCTTCCTCGACCCAGCAAATGTCCACGCCTTCAAAACTTTTCAGCTCGGCCACGTTGTGCCGCAGACCGGCAAAAAGTATTTCTCCGCCGCTTTCGTGGCGGATGCAGGTATCGAGCACCTGGAACTCTCCGCCCAGGCCGCGGGCGATGATCCGGTCGCGCAGCAGGCGGTGGACGCTGTCGCGTATGGAGCGCTGCAGCTCACGCGCACAGAGCACGCGCAGCCTGCGCCCCCGCATGAGCGTGAGCAGGGCGTCGGCCATGGCCCAGCTCTTGCCGCCGCCTCGGCCGCCATAAAAAACTTTATAGCGGTGCGGCTCGAAAAGCGGGGCGAAAACGGCAGGGATGGCCAGACGCTCCACGTCCAGCGCGTCCTCACGCGCCTGCATACCTTTCGACACGCCGGGAAAGGCGTTTTCCGGCGCGTTTGCCGTTTTTTCGGCTATTGACTCGTATGCCGAAAAAAACGCCTCTTCGCGGCGCTGCTGCGCTTTTGCCTTCATTTCCCGGTCTCCTGCTCGTCAGGTGCGGCAATCGCCTTTTGTACGGGCGTAGCCTCTACCAGTTCCACACGCACCAGCTTGCCGCCTTCCTTTTTCAGGAGCTCGCCTTCCTTGGCTTCGAGCGCGGCCTTGTAATCGGCCAGGCGGATCATGCCCATGATTTCCTCACGTCGTGCGGTAGAGAGCTTCGCCTGCGCCACGGCGGCGGAGCACAGCACCTCGATGCGCTTTTTCACGGGCAGCGTGCTGGCTTTCAGTTCGGTGAGTGCCTCGGCAAGCTGCGCCTGGATCAATTCCATGTTCAGGATGCCGGCGCGGTTTTCGGCCTTGTCCGTAAGTCCCGTGGTGGTGGCATCGACAAAGGCGCGGAACGCCAGCGTCGGCTCCACATGCTCGGCCCACCACTTGCGGTAGCGGCCCACACCGGCGGCGCTCACGTCGTGACCGGCGGCGCGCAGCAGGTTGGCCAGGTTCTCCACGCTCATGCCGTCCGAAAGGCAGCGGTTGACCTCCGCCAGCACTTCCGGCGGGAGCTTGCGCATTTTGCTTATCGGCGGCATGTGTTCACCTCACAAAAAGCTGGATGATGGTCCCCACGCTAGCCCCCACGCCTCCGGCAAGGGCGATGGCCCCGGCGATCCATGCCTGGTGTTTTTCCAGGGCCGCAATGCGCTTTCCATGGTCGCGCACCTGTGACACAACGGCGTCGTCGATCCGCTTGTCGAGGGCCTCAATTTTTGCCGTCATGCGGGCCAGTTCCTCCCGCACGGCGGCAAGTTTTTCCGCCATGTCCATGTCGTTCACGGTGCCACCTCTTCCAGCCAGAGCGCCAGATTTCCGGCATCTGCGTCATTCATCCACACGCCCGGCACGCCGTTCAGCGTCGCCCTTTGCAGGCTTTTCAGCACCGGAAGCGTCGGTGTCTGCTCCGGGGTTGAGCTTGTCCAGGAGCAGCCCGGAGCCGTCAGAAGCAGCACGCTCACGCAGACGCGCACGCCTAAGCTGCGCCAGCTTTTCCAGCAGGGCGCGCACTGCCGAAAAAATGCCGATAAGCAGCGACACGCCCCCGCCCACATTACTGGCCCTTCTGCACGTCGTCGGCGTTCTTGGCGCGGCCCACGTTCAGGGCCAGCCAGTTCACCACCTTGTAGAAAGCCCGGTAAATCTTGCTGCCGTCTTCGGCGGGCGCGGGCAGCAGCGCGGCCAGCGCGGCGAAGCAGCCGATGATGGCCAGCACCAGCTGGCCGTAGTCGCCAAAAAGTTCCAGAATAGCCTGATCCATGAGTGCCTCCCTAGTAGGTCAAAAGTTCTTTTTCCAGCGCCGCCAGGCGGTGCATCCAGCCCGTGTAAAAGGCCTCCAGCTTGCGATTATTGGCCACCAGCGCCGTGTAGGAACCGTGCCGCAGGCGGATGACGGCGCGGGCCGTCTGTGCGCCGTTGCAGCGCATGAGGGCCGCCCAGGTTTTCGGGCCCCAGCGCCCGTCCACCTCCACGCCGAGCGCCTGCTGCGCAAGGCGGCGCGTGGTGCCCGGCCCCATGTTCACGGCCGTGTCGTACAGCACCAGGGCGAGGACGTCGGGCAGCATGTCCAGCTTGAGCGGTTCCCAGAAGTTTTTGCGCAGAATGGCGGCCGCCGTTTCCGGCGTAAGGGCGCGGATGTCGTCCGCGTCGATGTCGCCGTCGTTGTCGATGTCGCCCACGGCAAGGCCCTGCGACTGCAGAAAGCGCAGGGAGATGCCGTGGTTGGTGGCTCCGCCGGGGTCGGAAGGATGATTGACGAAACCGCCTTCCATGCGGGCCACAAAAGCCTGAGCGCGGGCAAAGGAGCTAGTCATGGCCGCCCCCTTCCGCAAAAGTCACATGGGGAGTCGTGCCCGGATACTGCGTAGCCGTAAAAAGAGAGGGGGGCACAGGGTCGCGAAATTCAAGGGGCGGCGTGTGTTCCCGGCGTTCGTCGAGCAGAAAGCCGCGGCCCATGATGTCGGGGACGTCGGGCACGACGGGCGTGCCCAGCTGACGGCCCAGCGCTTCCAGTCCGCCGTCCATGTCCTTTACCGCCTGCGTCACGTCGTCCAGACGCCGGACCGCCATTTCCGCCCCGTCCTGCAGCCTGTGTACGCGGTGGGCGAGCCCGTCCACAGTTTTGCCTACACGGTCCAGCCGGGCGTCATGCCGGCGCATGTCCGTAGTCAGGCACACGACAAAGTAGAGCGTCAGCACCTGCAGCAGGAGCAGGGCAAGAAAAAAGGAGAAAGAAAGGGTCATGTGAACCTCGCAGGCGGACGTTTCCGCACGGCCTCACAATCGCCTTTTTCGGCCGTCGGCGCTTGTCCTACGGAGGACGAAAATTGCCGACGGTCGGCAGTTTTTATGTCAGCATTTTTGCTAACGTGTTGATTTTACTTGTCGGCAAAAAAATAAAACCGCCGACGTCGGCGGTTTTTGCTGACAAAAAAAGCCCCGCACGTCGGCGGAGCGTGCGGAGCTATGTTTCATAAAATTACTCTTCAGTGTCCTGTTCTTTATCTTCTTCCATGCTTGCGGAGGCTAGAGCAGCTTCGACAAAAGTTTTGGAATTATCTCTTTTCGGGCCTACACCTTCTACAAATCCATGCTGGAAAACTCCACCCCGGAAAAATGCCGTTAGTTGCAGTGTAAGTGTCGGCAAAGGATCATTTTTTTGGTTTTCCGAGCATGCTTGATAAAAAAGATTTCGCTGTTCGTCTTTATCATCTAGACGCTCCAATGAAAAAATGCGCTCCTTATCAGAAAACTGAATCTTCGCTTCACGCTTCTTTATATTGATATTGACTATAGGATATTCGCCATCAATGAAAAAACAACTCTCATCTCCCAGTTCATCCATTGACGGTTTCTGGCGGAACATCCGTTTCGCCGTGGAAGAAGAAAGCTCCACACCACTTACCGTCATGCTATCTTTAGGCTGCATTTTAGATGCCAGAAATGCTATGGATCCCGATGCCTGTTCAGCAAAATCAAAAGCCCGGTCTATGGCATGCATGACCTCTTTTTGGTCTGCCTCCTTACTCAGGCGTTCTTGAACTTTTTTTTCTACTTCTGCCTGCTGCTCGACTCGGGTTATCTCCAAAGCTGAATCTGCGGATATCTTTTCTCTCTCTACGTCTGTATCGCACTTATGCCAATACGCGGCTCCGGCCGCGATGGAGAGAATTGCCATCACGGAAATGATGGCCCATTTTTTATCTTTTGATTCCATATTGTCCCACATCCCCTTGAAAGCGGCCTTGATCCAACTACACCCTGGCTCAACGGTGACAGTCACTCGAAGATGGGCGTCATCCATAGGTCGAGTGTTGTACTTGAGTCTTTGCCCTGTCTGCTCGTTGTAAAGTGCAAGCATGGTTTTCTGAAGTTTTATAACGAATTCAGCCACTTTATAATCAAGAGCACCATCCCACTGGCTCCCTTCCATCTTGATTGTGAGATTGGCTTCTTCAGAAAACTCTATGTTATTCCACTGGAATCCTTGTTTATAGCTCTCAATATACGCATCAATAGCAGTGTCAAAATCTTTGATGACAAGAGTATCCATACATCCTCCAAAGGAAAAGCTCTTTTACCGAAACTATCCTACGCCGTCAGGCCCACGCGGCGCACCTCTACATATTAATGGTGCCGAGATTGTCGTTGCCTATGTTTACCTGCTTTGTGGTAATGACCATTCCTTTTCTCAGCACATCAAGGGCCGTAGCCCGAACATCTGGGCTCGCTTTCCGAATGAGTGCTAGAAATTCAGCCTCTTCATCCGTCAAAGTTACTCCACCTCTCTGGCCGGTAACAATATAAGTGATATCAACCCCTGCCGTCGCCAGTTTTTCCAAATATTCAAGGTCAGGAATACGTTTCCCGGTTTCATAATTGGATTGTGTAACTGGATGATATCCTACCATTTCAGCGAATTCTTTTGATTTTATTTTCAATCGAGTTCGCTCTTCTTTGATTCGTTGACCGATAGTCATTTGTTTATTTCCTTGTTGACAAATATTAGTCAAATGACTAATTTCAACACGTCAATTCCAACTTTTTCCCACAAATTCCACCGAATTTTTCCAAGGCGGAAGGCGCATGTGTTCCCAGTGTAGGGAATGAGACAAAACCTATCAACCCCAATCCCGGAGGTTTTTATGGACATGATGACCCATCAGGCCAAGTGCGAACGCGCCAAGCGCGCCTTTGAAGCGCGCGGCGTGTCCGTGGCGGACTGGGCAAGGCAGCACGGCTTTTCCGTGCAGTGTGTTTACGACGTGCTGAACGGCCGCACCGTAGGCAAGCGCGGCGAGGCGCACAAGGTGGCCGTGGCGCTGCGCATAAAGCGCGAGGCGGTGGTGGCATGAAAAAGAAAGACAAACAGCTGGCGGATGCTGCCGGGGCCGTTTTTCCCATTCTGCTCCTGGACCTTGTGCCCTATGCCCTGGACGTTATGCGGCATGAGAAACAGCGGCAGACATGCGTCACGCTCAACGCCACCTACGCCCCCGAAGAGCATCCCATCCTGCGCTGCACGCCCTGCACTGTAAAAATCGAACTGCGCGCCACCGTGACGCGCGAAGAGGAGAAAGAGAAATGACCACCGTCATCGCGCTGGGATTACTGATCAACCTGACGCTCTCGATTTTCATCCTGTACGCGGTATCCCGTCGCCGAACGATATGGGGTGAAGTGGCCGCAGCCTGTCCGCTTGTCACGTTCATCATGCTCCTTGCCCATATCATCAACTATCATCTGGGGAATCTGTGAACATGAGTTTCAACGCTGCCCTTTGCAAAGCCAATGTATTCCTGCTCGTTATCCATGTCCTTGAGCTTTTGTTCCTCTAACGGGGTAAAGAGCAGGTCAAATTCCTGTTCGGCATGACGCCTGACGACAGCGTTGCAGACGTAGCGTTTTCCATCAATCAGAACTGTGAATCCAACATTCGTCACACTATGCGCCGGTAGTATGCGGTTCGCCAAAAATCTTTCTCCTATAGGGTAGAAGTTCGGTGACCTGTCCGGGTTCCAGCCTCTCTGTTCCGCCAAGACTCCACGCAATGCTCTGATCTCTCTGAGGGTAACGGCAAAGGGCGCGGGATTGCTCAAAACGAAGAACTCATCGTCATTTCTGGTCGGCACGGGGAATAATGCCCGCTTTTGCGCATAGAAGGTTTTGACTGCAAAAACAGCGCCAATAATTGCCGCAAGCGCTGTTACCAACTGAAAAAACATTTCCATATTTCCGGCTCCTTTGCCGCAGCGTGCGGCGTGATGGGTTTGGGTAACGTCACGATACCAGAGGAGCCGGAGCCACTCAAACCGCAAGGAAGCATCATGAGAATGGAAGCAAGAAAATTCGTCCCCACGGAAGAGCTGGAACGGGTTCAATATTATGTGCCCACCACCTCCGAAAAGGTGCGCAACCAACGCCTGCGCATGCTCAAAGACCTGGCCGCCGAAGTGCTGGAACGCAGAAAGGCCGCCGCGAACAACATGGAGCTGAACGACGCCTGCCATGCTCTCGTGAATCACCTGCTCCGGGAAAATATAAAGCATCCCGACAAGGTCCGCACCGGCTTCACCGTCCACGCCCTGGCATCCATGCCGTGCCAGGAGTCGCCGAAACTGCTTTACCGGGTCTCGCTTGAAATCATGGGCGACGACGCATGAGCACCGTCACGATCACCATATCGAACGACGGCACCGTTACCGTGCGCTTCGATCCCCCGGCAAAAAAGACCGGCCAGGAGTTCCGCCAGGTGGCCGCAGCCCTGTGTCTGCACACTCTCCACGCCGTGTACGGCGACAGCCCGAAAAAAAGCCCGACGCTGGAACGCCGGGCCGAAAAAGCCGCAAAACGCGGCAAAGGACGATAGAAATATGACTTCTACACTGTATCGCATTGCCGCGCAAGAGGCCATTCCCGCCCCCTATATCATCGGCACCGGCCACGACGTGCCCCAGCGCCCCGAAGACCTGGCGCAGGAACTCTCCAACACAGCCGCATGGATAGTCCAGCAGAGCCTGCTGCACATGTATCCGGCCGGCGTGGCCCCCAGCATGGGCCGGATGGCGTCCGTGCTCGACGATCTGGCCGATCAGGTGCGCGCTCTCGAAGCGATAGCGGCCCCGGCCATGTATGACGACGCGGAAGCCGGAGAGCGCCGCGGGCACATTTCCCGGCAGCTGCACGATCTGGCCGACTACACGGACTCCCTTGCCGGACAGTGCGCGGACCGTGCGGGCATGGACGCGCTGCGCGCTCATATCGTGGCGCTGGCCGACGCTGTGGAAGCTCTGGAAGACATAGCCGTGCCCGCGCTGTGCGAAGACTTCGCGGCCCTCGGCATAACCGTCAAGCTCGACGACTAGGGAGAACGTCATGGCAAACAATTACTTCGGCTTTGCGCTCGACGGCACCAGCACCAGCGGCACGCCTTTCCTTTTCCTTTCGTGCCCCTGGGGCCGCACGGTATCCGAAACGACCGAAAACATCCTGCAGGCCGAGGCCGTGCAGAAGGTCCTTACCGAACGCGGCTATAAGGTGCTGTGCCCCCTGCTTTCTCATCCCTTCGGGCGCGTGCCCTATATGACGCCCGTCACCATCGGCCGCGCCGACGCGCTGGTGGTGCTCAATTTGCCCGGCTGCTTTGAGTGCGACAAGGTCAAGCTCGACGTGGCCAACGCCGAAGGTATCGGCCTGCCCATCTCCCTCGTAACCCCCGGCGAGAGAATCGCCGCGCACCTGTCCGGTGAGCTCGCCGTGGAGCCCGAGGTTTCGCCTCTGCTGTGGCAGCACGGCGGGCACCACAGGGAGGCGTAACCATGGCGGAAGGCAAGGCGGCGCGCATTTTTTCCATTGTGGAGCTGCTCGTTTCGCACGCTCTCGACGGCATGAGCAATGCCGATCTGGCGGACAAGCTCGGCACCAGCCGCAGCAACGTTTCGCGCGATCTGGCCACGCTCATCGACGCAGGGTGGGCCGAGCAGCTCCCCACGGGGCGCTTTGTGGTGACGCCGCGCCTGGTGGGCCTGCTGAAAGCCTACACCCTTGCCCTCAGCGCCGCCCAGGAGCGCATAGACTCCTTTCAGGCGCGCTCCGATGCGCTGGCACGCCAGTTCCTGCCCCGCAACAACTTTTAAAAGGAGAATGTCATGGACGATATAAAACTCGGCCCCCTCGCTGCGGCCTATAAAGATGACTACGACAAAAAGATGGCGGAAGAGCGCGGCGCGCAGGCTCTTGTGGGCGCGATCCGCGAACAGCTGCCCCAGGTGGCGCAGGCGGAACAGGTGGAAGCCGCGCAGGTAAACCAGCTGCTCGGCATGATGCAGTACGGTCGCTTTGTGGAAAGCGTGAACCGCCTCACGCTGCTGAAGACTTTGAAGCAGCTCAAAGAGCGCCGCGCGTACAAGGGCGCTTTTATCCCCGGCCCCGACGGCCCGCGGGAAATCCGCACCTGGGAACAGCTCTGCACCGCCTTCGGCATGAGTCGCAGCGCCGTGGACGAAGACCTGGCAAATCTCGCCGCCTTCGGCGAGTCCATGCTGGAAGCCCAGCAGAAAATGGGCGTCGGCTACCGCGAACTGCGCGGACTGCGCGGCACCATCGCCGAGCTGCCCGAAGAAAAGCGCGTGGAAGTGCGCCAGCTCATCGAAGACGCCGTGGCCAGCGGAGACAAGGAAAATCTGCTCGCAACTCTGGACGAAATAGGCAGCCGAAACAAAAAACTCGCCGAAGAAAAGGCCGCCGCCCTGGCCGATGCCGAGGCCGCGCGCAAGGTGGCCGCCGATGCCAATACCAGCCGCATGAAAGCCCAGGAAGAGCTGGAACGCATAAAACACCCCCGCACCGAAAACGACCACCAGACGCTGCTCCGGCTGCGCCGCGAAACCCATATAAAGACGATCACGGAACAGTGCCAGAAAATCACCGGCATGGTCGTGCAGCTGGCGCGCATGGTGTCGGCAAACCCCGAAGTCGAAGGCGATCCGCTGCTGGATGCGGACACCATGACCCGGATCTCTCGGCAAGTGTCCGTCATGTGCCAGAACATGCGCGACACGCTGCTGGACTCCGGCGCGGACGTGGACTTCGCCGCCGTGTACGGCGCGGACCCCATGGCCCTCGATGATGAAAACCATGTCGAGGCGTAGCCATGGCCGCGCTCACACCTGCACAAAACGCCGCCTTGCGGGCCCTCGCCGACAAGCTGGAAAAGGCCGACCGCGGGGAGCGGCAGAGCCTCATAGCCGAAGGCGTGGAGCTGCTCGGCGTGAGTCGCGCGACGCTCTACCGCATGCTCGGCAAGCTCGGCGCGCTGGATAGTCGCCGCACCAGAAGCGACGCGGGCAAGCGCTGCGTGACACGCGAACAGGCCCTGGCCGTGGCCGGTCTGGTACAGACGGCCCGGCGTGCAAACGGCAAACAGACCATGCCGCTGGAACTGGCCGCGCAAATGGCCGCGGCGAACGGCATGGCCGGACTGACGCCGGAAAATCTGCCCAGCGCGTCCACGCTGTCGCGCACCATGCGGGAGCTCGGCTGTCACCCCGGCCAGCTGAAAACGGGCAAGGCCACCGGCCGCCTGCGCAGCCCGCACCCGAACTACTGCTGGCAGGTGGACGCCTCGGTCTGCGTGCTCTGGTATCTGCCCGGCGGGAAAATGACGCTTCTGGACGAACGCATATACAATGCGCGAAAGCCCGGCCGCCTGGCGGAAATCGGCAATCTGCGCATAACTCGCTACATCGTCGTGGACCACTGCAGCGGCTTTTTCTTCCTCCGCTACGCCCAGGAGAAGGGCGAGAGCGCCATGGGCGTGCTTTCCACGCTCATCGAAGCCATGGCCGACCGCGGTGCCCGCGATCCCATGCACGGCGTGCCCGCGCATATCTATATGGATAAGAGCGGCGGCAATAAGTCGGGGTTGATTGCTGAGTTCTGCGGGCGCATGGGCATTGAACCCATCTACCACGCCGCAGGCACCGCGAACGCCACCGGCGCGGTGGAAGTGTGTCAGAACATCGTCGAGCGGCAGTTCGAAAGCCGCCTGCGCTTCGCCGACGTGTCCGCCCTGGACAACCTGCAGGAACTCGCCGACCGGTGGCGCGTGCATTACATGGCCCACGTCATGCACAGCCGCCTGGGCTGCTCCCGCTCCACGGCCTGGTGCCGCATAACGCCGGAGCAGCTGCGCACAGCCAGCCGCGACGCCATGCTCGCCGTGGCGCACTGGAAGCGCGAAGAGCGCACCGTTTCCCGCTCCCTCACCGTTACCGTGGACACGCGCCTGGCCGGTGTCGGCGTGTGTGAATACGATCTGCGCGCCCTGGCCTATGCAGGCATAACCAAGGGCGACAAGGTGCTCGCCGAGCTGAACCCTTTTGAAGCCCCGGCCGTGACCATCATAAAGACTATGCCGGACGGCGAGGAACGCCGCTGGACCGTGAAGCCCATGGAAAAGGACGCCTTCGGCTTCGACGCCGAGGCCGCACTCATCGGCCAGACGTTCAAGAGCCAGCCCGACACCGTGAGCGACAAGGCCCTCAAAGACATAGCGGCCGAAGCAGCCCCCACGGAAGAGGCGAAGGCCCGGGGCATAAAGCACGCCTACAGCAACGTGGACGCCATGGCCGACGTGCGCACGCCCCGCGCGCTGTACTTCCGCCAGAAGGGCACCGACGTGCTTGGCGATGCGCCGAAAACGGACGCCGTGCCCCTCACCATGGCCCAGGCCATGCAGCGCCTGCGCCTCATGGCCGCCGACGCTTTCCGGCTCGATCCCAAAGGCTGCCGCACCATCGTGGCGGAGCGCTTTCCCATGGGTACGGTGCCCGAAACAGCACTGGAAGAGCTGGCCCAGGCCATGCGCGACCGCTTCGCGCCTGCCAAAGTCGTCAGCTTTGCAGAAGTGCGCCAGCGCATGGCGGGAGGCATGTAAATGCTGCAGTCTCTCTTGAAATCGAAAGGCGTCACGCAGGCGGAACTGGCCCGGAAGCTCGGCATATCGCCGACCTCTGTATGGCGGCTGCTCAAAATGCACCAGCTGCCGCAAAACGGCCGGACCGCCGTACTCGAAAAGCTGCGCGGCACCATGTGCGCCCTGGGCGTGCCCGATGACGATATCAGCAAGGCCATGGCCGCGCTGGAAACAGGCCCCGACCAGACAACCGACACCACAAACCCGGACGAAAAAGACGAAAAAAAGGACGATATCATGGCACTCAGGCACCACACGCTTTCCCAGCAGGCCCGGCAGGCTTTCGGCATTTTCCGCGATCCCTTCGCCCAGCCCGAGCAGCCGGACGACGTTTATCTGTCGCCCTCTATCCGCTACGCCCGCGAGGCGCTCTACCAGGCCGCCACGCACGGCAACTTTCTGGCCCTGGTGGGCGAGTCCGGCAGCGGCAAAAGCACGCTGCGCCGGGAGCTCATCGAGCGCCTGGACCGCGACAATGGCGACGTTATCGTGATCCAGCCCTATGTCCTCACCATGGCACAGACCGACAACGGCGCAGGAAAGCCGCTGCGCACTTCCCATATTATCGAGAGCATACTGCACGCCCTCGATCCCTCGACCTCCACGTCGAGCAGCCCGGAAGTGCTGGCGCGCCGCGTCCATGAGGCCCTGCAGCGGTCCAGCCGGGCCGGAAACAGGCACTGCCTCATCATCGAAGAGGCTCACGATCTGCACCCCCAGACCCTCAAAGCCTTGAAGCGCTTTTATGAGCTGGAAGACGGCATGCGCCGCCTGCTTTCCATCATTCTCATAGGCCAGACGGAACTGGCCCTGCGGCTCTCCACGTCGGCCGCGGACGTGCGCGAAGTCGTGCAGCGCATAGACGTGGTACAGCTCGGCGCGCTGGAAGACGTGGAAGCCTTCCTGCGCTTCCGCATGAAGTCCGCAGGCGTGGATGCCGACTCCGTTTTCGAGAAAGACGCTTACCGCGCAATAAAGGACCGGCTCCTGGTCTCCCGCGACAACCGCGGCACGGCCATAGATATGGCTTATCCGCTCGCCGTCAGCAACTTGGCGACTGCGTGCATCAATGAAGCCGCCGCCATGGGGTTCGATAAGGTCGATGCCGACCTGGTGGCGACGGTGAAACCATAAAAGGAGGTTGTGAGGCATGAAGAAAATCAAAATCACCAGCATGGAAGACGTGGACAAGGCTCTCCGCCAGCTCAGCGACTGCACGCGCAGGCTGGAAAAGGCCGACGCCGCCCTCAAAAGTCAGGTGGACGCGCTCAAAGCAAAAGCCGATGTCGCCACCGCGGACGACCGCGCCCAGGTCCAGGCAATCACCGACGCCCTGGAAGCCTACGCCACGGCCCACCGCGACGACCTCTTCGCCGCAGGCAAGAGCGTCAAGCGCATGATGGGCTCTTTCGGCTTCAAGGCGACCCCGGCCAAGCTCGTCATGGCCGACGGCTACAGCACCGACGATCTGGTGGAGCTGCTCAAAGACGCCGACATGGGCGAGTACATCCGCGTTTCTGAAAGCGCCAACGTGGCCATGCTCAAAACCTGCACCACGGAACAGCTGGCCATTGTCCACGCCAGCTTTGTGACCGGTGAATCTTTCTTTGTGAAGCTGGCAAAAGTCACCGACTAACCGCAACCGCCGGGCGGGCTTCGGCTCGCCTGGCAGGAGTTCTGCAATATGCCCGACAGAATAAAAATGATCCGCGCAATCAAAGCCGCCCAGCGTACTCTCGCCATTGACGACGCCACTTACCGCGCTGTCCTCATGGACATAACGGGGAAAGACAGCTGCGCGAAAATGACCGGCCAGGAGCTGGAAAAAACGCTTGCCCATTTCCGCCGCGCAGGCTTCCGCCCCGCCGATGATTCCGCCACGCGCGGACAGCGTGGTCTCATTGCAGCGATCTGGCAGGAGATGGCTTACGACGGCGTGGTGCGCGACGCCAGCCCCCGCGCCCTGGAAGCCTACGTCCGCCGCATTTGCAAGGGGAGTCAGCTGGCTGACCTGTCCGTGACCGGCTGTTCGCATGTTATCGAGTCGCTGAAAAGGTGGGTCAACCGCGCCGGCTCCATGGAACTGCGCCGCAAAGTCTTTTCCGAACTCTGCAGCGGGGCCACGCTGTGAGCGACAGGCGCAACGATCCCAGCGGCGACGCTGTCCTGGCCTCCCTCCACGCGGCGGTGACTGCCCGCATGGCCGATACCGTGGGCAACCAGGCCGCCGACGATATGGCCGACGCCATTGTCGCGCAGCTTGCCTATGAGTTCGGCGGGCAACAGGTTTATTTCCCCTTGCGCTCGGCCTATATCTCCCGCCTTATCGTCGCGCAATACACGGGCGACAATATCGCGGAACTGGTGGCGCGCTTCCGGCTCTCCCGGTCCACCATCTACAACATAGTGCAGCGCGCCCGCGCTGAGAAAAAGCAGCTTGAACAGTGCAGGCTGCCGGGCTGCTGATACAGGCCCGACTTATCTTTCACCAGGTGCCCGGTCTTGCCGGGCATCTTTTTTTTTACCAGGCAAAAGCAAGGGCGGCCGTACCTCATTTTTTGAGATATTGACCGCCCTCATGCGTTGCAATATGTGGAACGGTGTTGCAGTTCGTTTTTCCCCTGGTGTCCCGGTGCCCTCGATTATCTCAGCAACTCCCGGCTCTCTTTCTCACTCCCGATCACCCCCGCATGCCTTTCGGGGGCCCGGGGGACTCCCCCGGCGGGGTCCGGGGCGGAGCCCCGCATGCCTTTCCTGCCTTTCCTGTCTTTTCTGCCCCGCATGCCTTTCCTGTCTTTCCTGCGTTTCTCACGAAAAAGCCCCGCGATCCCTGTGGGGAAGGCGGGGCAAGGAAGTGAGGGGATTACGGCCTAGATGTAGGGGGGGATATGGAACTTTTCGCCCTTGTCGGGGGCGAGTTCGGCGTAGCTTTCGGAGGTACCGGCGACGATGGGGAGGCGCTCGGCCTTGAGCTTATGGTATTCGACGGAGAGTTCGCGCATTTTGGTGAAGTCGGGCATGTTGACGGCGCCGTGTTCGAGGGCGGTGCCCACGCAGGAGACGAGCAGGAGGCCGGTGGAGCCGCTCTTCACTTCGAGGCGGATGCCGGAAATGACGTTG